TAGCTCTTCAGGCTCTTCAGCCTCTTCTGCTAACTCCTCGATATCAATCTCTTCAGATTCTATCTCTTCAACGATTTCAGAGACATCTTTTTCCTCTTCCATCATTCTTTCCTCTTCGTTATTAATACGTTTAACTTCTTTCTTCGCCCATGAGTACCCAGCGTTACCGCCCCAAAGTAGCCATGCAATCGTGAAAGCATTCTCACCACCATCATTCTCTTTCTCGCCATAATGCTTGTCGTAATTCGACGAGTGGCGTGAAAAGTACGAATACATTCTCTTAATAGTACTGTCAGATAAATCTTTGTTATTACTAATATCCCTAGCACGAGCAACACCAACATCAGTACCACCACGACCATACTCTTTGCGTAGTTCAAGCCCACGCTTTGCGTTTTTACGCATCTGGTCATTAGGCTTCGCCATCGTCCTCTCCACCTACAGGCGTGAATTGAGCGCCATACGGCTCAAGCTGATACTGAATACCAAACTGCTCCATCAAATCTCTATCTCTAGCAATCTGACTTAATAACTCTTCTACATCCTTACCGTATTGGCTCGCTACATCTTGTAGTGACAGTATGCCAGACTTAAGACCTAGAACAGCAGCATTCATCTCTTTCTGTGGGTCTACCCAATTCCAAGCACGACCACGGAACTCTGCAGCGTCAATAAACTTATCTAGCTTGAACGCAGGGTAGCGAATTGTGCCAGACTCTTGTGCTGAGTATAACCAAGACTCGAATATAGGGCGTACAAAATGCTCAATCATCATAGACTGTATGTTTCTATACATATCACGCTCTTCTAGCGCACCTTGACGGATAGATGAGTAAGATGTAGCTTCTAAATCGTTACTAACTGCCGTATAAGAGATACCTAGACCACTAGCAATACCTTTTAGCACTGATTTGTGGAATGTATCAAACTCATTAGAAGGGAATGCAGGGTCAAACGTCTCAAAGCCAACACCAGCTGGTAATTGGTGGAAACTAGCAGGTTCTGCGCTCATAATCGGCACATCTTGATCCATATCATCAGGAACAAAGCCATCTCCCTGTGGAGAGGTAAAGAAACCCATCTTAGACGCGCCAACACGAGCATTAATTACTGCTGCTTCACGGAAACCAGACAATTGCTTAATCGCTGACATAGCAGGTGACGTCCAAGGCTCGCCTCTGGTCTGACCAGCACGTAATGAGATGAACAAATGGATTACTTTATCTGCTTCAATACGGATATACTTCTTACCAGTATTCATACCAGTGTAGTCATAGTCACCCTTATGGTAGTTAAGGAAGTGATATGCCACTGGACGCTTGTACTTATCAAGCTCTACACCCATGCGAATCTCATTTCCATTCTGCAATGTCTCATTCTTCTCATGGTCGATGTATTCTGGCTCAAGGAATTGCAGTGAGAAGGTGTCGTGGAAGTCAGGAGAGCGATGCTTAAGGATAAATACCTCACCATCCTTTGCCCATGCTTCGATAGCTAGTTTCTGTGCGTCCACAAACGTCATTTTGCCGTCTACAGTACAGTTACCTAACTTACACCACTTCTTAAACGCCTTTTCTATCTCATCATTGCCTAATTGGTCTAATTTACCGTCATTATTGATAGCTTTAGACTGCAATGTGAAGCCTTTATCGCCTACCACATTGTTCTTTAGTAGCTCTAAATAGCGCTTAACATACTCGTTATTTCGGGCTAAATCACGGCTTCTAGCGCGTAATTTGTTTAATACTGGGCGTAATTCACTATCAGCACTACGCTCTGAGCCAGCAAAATCGTTAAATAAACGACCTGTGGACGCTGAGGCATAGCTACGCTTGTGAACCTTAGCTGGTTTCTTCTTTGGCTTAAGAAAGTCAAATATAGCCATCTTAGAATCTCACCTTAATAGTTGATTGCCCAGTCTTACCGTTGCGAATGTCATGTAGACGTTGTTCTTTTACCATTTCTTTGCGGTAGAAGTCTCTCACGTCTGTTAACTCGGCAAATGACATCTTAGTTAGTGAACGACCAGCAATGGAGTAGCTAGATACGTCAGAATCAGCCTTACCTTGTAGGATAGACTCAATCTTAGACACCATAATCTCTGCATGAGTTCTAGCGTCTACGTTATTACCATCTAAGTCTTCTACAATATCAACTGTGCCAGTCTGAATAACCACACGGTTACCAGATGAAGTCTGCTCAACCTCTAACTGCCAGTGGTAATGACCTGCATTGTAGTCATCTGACTCTGAGCTTTCGATGGTAAATACATGTACACCATCGACATTAGTAGCAACCACGTTAATTTCGTCGTTACCACCTTGCGAGAATCTAGCAATGTATCGTAGGGTATAGTCTGCTGGTGGGTATGTAGCTGACAAATCTGGACGCTTCCAACGTCCGAAGTCGCCAACGGTGAACCTAGTAGGCTCTGTTGTTGGTGCATTGTCAATATCGAATATGTTTGCCATGTTATCGCCACGAATTGATAAAATTCTTCCCTGCTTTAGGCACAAAAGCCTGTTTGGCAGGATTGTTTTTGTCTTCTACAGGCTTCGCAGCCTTGCCATTAGCCATCTTGTCAGCCAATGTATTAATATCCACGTTGAGTATACCACAAGCAGCAATAGAATACACCATACAATCAAGTGCTTCGTTACGCGGTCTCGTTTTAACATAAGCCCTCTTCTTAAACCCTTTATGAAAGCGTGTTACAGCCTTCTCTGCCGTTAATTGCTTAAAGTATTCATCCTCTAGAACTTCGCTAAAATGAACATAACCACCACCCTGCTCATTCTTACTTAGTCTGGCGAACACTAAATCCTTAACTGTATCTACGCCAACAGGGTATAGCGCACACTTACCAATATTGTTCTTACTCGGTCTGCCAACGATAGGTTTACCGTCACCACCTATACCTTTTATGGCGAATACGCGTCTACTAGCGTGTTTCTTACAGAATTGGTACACAGAGTTAGTAAAGTGACCACCAGAATCCACACAAGTTGCCGTAATCTGTATAGGGCTACCATCTTCCTTCTGATACTTGGCAAAAATACGACTCTCTAACGCACCCCACAACTGAGGTGTAGATGGGTCGCCATACATAGTCTCATGGTTTATTACGTACATTTCCTCATCACGACCATACCCTATAACAGATATCTCAAGTCGGTTATCCTGTACGTCAGCACCAGCCGTCATAAATACGACATCGTTAGGGATGTTTATCATCTCCTCTCTGCGCTTGGCTAGTTCCATCTCGTCAATCTGTTGCCCTTGGTCTTCCCATGACTCGCCCAAGTAAGTATTCGTCCATACTCGTAATTGCTCGGGGTTAGACTTGGCACTAAGAAAATCTCTTACGCCATCAGCCAATGGTGTCCATGGTGAGTATAGTGCTGATATGTGAAACCCTGCTATACCGTTAAATGGCTCATCAGCAATCCACTTACCATTACGTATAGACCAACGTCTGTCACTGTCCGACCACTCTACGCCACAATGCTCACAAACGTAACAAGTTGTATCAGGGTCATCGTTGTACCACTTGACGTTTTTCCATCTCATTACTTGCGGTTCTTTGCAGTGCTTACATGGTATATGGTATCTGCGCTTATCTGACTTCTCGTATGATTCCTCTATACGGCTTGCACCCTTGTTAGTGGGCGTACTTACCATAATAATCTTACGATTCCAGAACGTACTGGTACGCTTAACCGCTAGTTGTATTGGGTCACCCTCTTCGCCAGCAGAAGTAGGATATCTGTCTACCTCATCGCAAAGTAGTACTCTGATAGGACGAGATGCCAGACCAGATGGGCTATTTGCACCGACCATTGTTAGTGCGCCACCGGCAAATAACTTATGTAGTGTCGTGTTACCAGAGTCACGAGAGCGTGGGTCTTTGACTTTATCTCGTAAGCATGGGGTAGAGCGTAATAGACCAGCAGTTACACGGTCTTTACTGAATGCTTGTGCCATGTCTAATGTAGGTTGTAGTACTAATATCGGGCTAGGGTCGTTATCGATATGGTAGCCAATGATGTTAAGTATCGCCTCAGACTTACCTAGCTGCGCTCCAGCCATAACAACGACTTGTCTATTCTCAGGCTCGCTACACGCATCCATGATGCCACGCTGATATTCAGCACGGCTAGTATACCAACGACCTGCCTCAGCACTACTTTGCGAGTCTAGTCGTCTTTTTTGGTCTGCCCACTCGCTTACTGTTAGCTTTTTTGGTGGTTTTAGCGTCCACATTGCTTTCATCAGTTCGCTCGACAGACGCCTTTGTTGGATCAGTCTTTGGGTCATAGTTTGCCAGCTCTTCTAGTGCTTCGTTGATTAAATCTTCTAGGATATCTTTGCATATCGCAGAGTCGTGTTCCGTGCTTACTACTGGTGCTGCCTTAGTTGGCACTGATAGTAGCTTTGCTTTCATGGCTGTTAGCACGTCATTCCACGCATCGACAACATCCTCAGTGACTACGAGTGTACCATGAACTCTCTCTAGCTCTAATTCTGCCAGTTCTGCCTCAGCATTCATCTTTCTCGTTCTAGCAGCATCGTAATCAGAACCTAGTTTAACTCCACCTGTACTCATGTCTTCTCCGTATTAGTTGCAACAATAATGTTATGTTATAACGATATAACTGTCAACCATATAGACCTGTGGATAACTTGCAAGCCTTTTATCCACAATGGTTAGGATGATTATCCTAATAATCAGGTTAGTTTAGCAAAATTCTGTCGCTAGAAAGAGTTCGCGCTCGGCAAGCACCCATAAGTGGGCGTTCTGGGAGTACCTTTTAATTTTGCACGAATCCCGTCATAATATGCCGTTTTCCGGTCGTTTTATTGTCGTATGGTGTCGTTTGATGCCGTTTGACTGATGCGTATCTATTGCCACGCATGGAATGCAATCATACACGCCAATTAAGCACGATAATGTGCCGTATCAATAGCCAATAAATGTACATAGATATCATCGAGCAATACTTAATAATGCGTCGCGCTATTCGATACACCGAACGCTCAAAAGCTATTAAATTATTTTACTTGTGGATAAGTTTACGATATCTGTGGATAAGTATACGAGTTATGCACATGCATCTAGGACGCGCTGAATAGCATTGTATGACGCGCAAATGTGCGCTGGTATATTCGTATAGGTTTTATTATTTAATGCGCTTAGAATGCGCTTTATATTGTGGTTTTATTGTGTGGTGTGGTGGTGTGGTGGTGTGGTGTGATTTTATTGAGGGCAAAAAAAAGAGGCTTAAAGCCTCTAATAAATAATGATTGATAATAAAAGGAATAGACAATAAAAACTTATACTGCCAATGATAGCGACTATCCACGCTAATAGTTCATCATCCATTCATTAACCCCCATATGGACACATATAAGATAAACCCCAACGCAAAATAAAATAGTACTGCCACGATTTTAGTGATGCGCTGAATCATTGCCATTTTCCTATTAAGAGGGAATTTAATTATATTATCGTCGTTTGATGCTTTTAATGCTGAACCGTTCATATCTTACCCCTTAGTAATAGCGCGCAAAGCAACGCCATACAAACAAATAATAATCATAATCATGTAGTAAACTAAATCAATGCTCATTATTCAACCCCCCCATACTCACTATGGATAAGCTTACCGCAACACTCACAAGTGAGCGGCTCACCTTCCCAATACTTTACCCCGTCGATAAGGTCGACATCTGTATACTCGGCATTATCAAACTTGTATTTAGCAATGCACCCAGTACACACAACGCAACACAAGACACCATCATAAAAATAATCGATTTCTGTATACATATTCTACCCCTTATTGACACTCAAATAATTCGCGCAAACATTCATCAAGATCTAGCATGTCTTTGCTATAACTCATAATGCACTGTTCGCCCCACCAATAGCCTTCAACTTGTTTTGTCAGTGTGTTTATCCATATATTCGGACCACCAAAGCATACAAGCACTCGAGCGCCTTTATATTGCTTGTCGCTTGTTGTTATGTATTCAATGTCTAGGGCGTCGGTTAAATAATCATATCCACTCATCATATCGCCGTCTTCATAAAAATTATCGTAATTTGTCTCAACTTCGGTAATCTCTATGCCGTTTTCTAGGTTGCTGATAATGCTTTCCACTTGTGATTTTAAATTGCTCATTTGTTACCCCTTAGTAAGTAAATAATTGTAATAATGTATAAGCGACAATAAACGCGCCTATAATAAAGTAAATTGTGTCTTCATATTTTTTCATTATTTAACCCCTTTTAGGTTAGCTTTTAAAATACGCTTTAAGCGTTCGCATCTTGATTTAATTGCAAATTTATCAGGTGTGCAGACTGTAGAACCGTTTTGAAATTTGCCGTTTACATAAGTGTTAATTTTTAAGATTGGTGTGTAAGTCATTTGTTTTCCCCTTTAAGTTGATGATTGGCATATTAATGACTACAACAAAAAAGATGTAATAATAATTAGTTATATACTTATACCTTTTAAGAATATTGGATAACTTTCATCCATGTATAAAGGATGAGAAAAAAAGCATTTATTGCATTTTATTTTTACACCTACCAAAAAATCATAATGCCATTTTGAAGGCACACCAAAAACCGCAATAAATTATCTCAATGCATACAAAAGCGCAAAAAACGCATACAGAAATAGCCCGTTAATGCTAAAAACATACTGACGGCAAAAAAACCGCTTTTACATGGTCTGATCGTGTTTTACGGGATTTTTGGTGATTTTTTCACGATATCCGTGGGATAGCCGTGGGATAGTAAAGTATCCATGGGATAGTAAAGCAACCGTGGGATAGTAAACCCCTTAAAGTTTTTCACTTTATGAAATATTTTTAGGGGTAGCCGTGGGATAGTAAACCGTGGGATAGTAAAGCTAAACTTTCATTGTCCTTAAGGCTAATCTAGTAGACGCTGCTATTTGTCTGTGGATTCTTGCTGTAAAAGTATTGGCAGCTATTTTGCCTGAAGGGAACTTCATTTTGTCAAAACGATTCCTTCTACTCATCGATACATGCATTAATAACTTAGTGCTAACTGGTTTAGAACCCTTCTTCTTTTTACCTACTTTCTTGAAGGCTTTACGCTCCCATAAACCTAAGTAGTTATCACCAGACTTATGCTTAGGGATGCCAATGAAAAACCTACTTTGACCACCTTTTGTTTTTAGAGCTAGTTTTTGGCTAATGTAAGATTCTTTACCTTTACCCTTGCCATAGTTCTTCATTCGCCCTTTTGAAGTTTGGGCTGGCTTCATTGGTGACACTAACCTTTTACTGCCAGCTTTAGGCTCGATTCTAGCACCATCTAGCACACCTTCCATGTAACCGTGCGTATTCATGTTGTAATAAATCTGTACATTTAAGTCTTTCTTCTTAGAGCGTGTGAACCTCGGTGAACTTCTAGTGTAAGGGTTCGCCTTATCTAAATACTTTGGTATCTCTTTGACTTGCTCCTTGCGTATAGCAACGATTGTCTTATTCATGGCGTGAGAGACGATGAAAGGCGCTTGCTTTCCGTAGGCATCTAGCTTACTTGCTAACTTCTTTGTATCTATGTTTATGCTTATCATGTGCGCCTCTGTGCCAACCGTGGGATAGTAAACCATGGGATAGTAAATATTTTACCATAAATCACAGTTTAACTCTCCATCCATTCCCTCATCTTCTCATTGTACGTTTCGATGCGTATCTTAGCTTGCCTATATAACTGCTGGTCAGTTAGCTTAGGTTTATCTTCTTTGTTACCTGTAGCCTCATACTTTTTCAGCGACCTTTCATGCATATCAATGAAGGTACGGTCAAAATTCAACTGTTGCTTCTCACTGTCGTATTTCTGCTTAGGATAGTATGGTCTGCCACCTCTATCTTCACTCTCACCCTTAACGCCTATCGACTCTGCAATATCAAACGTATTAGCCCCACATGAATAGCAATGCGCCCATACACTACCAGTAGTATCATAGTTAATCTGGACAGCCATTCTATTATTGCCATTATGCACTGGACACTTAGCTCTGTAGGTAGAGCTGCTTACACGTCTCACGCCATCCATCCGATTGATAAAGTCATCTATTTCTCTGTAGTTCTTCATGCTACTTTCCTCTTAGCGTACTTAATATTCAAATGCTTTAAATAGCTCTTGGTCTCATCTGACACATAGTATGCCTGATACGGTTGTATCCGATTAGGGAACACACCAAACCGCTCCTTATACTTATTAGCTGCCCAACCTTTCTTATAGCCTTTGTGCTTACCGTGTAGTAGTAGCTCACTAAAGAACTTGGCTTTCTGCTCAGTAGAAACCACCTTGTTTGCGTCACGCTTGATCTTAACCAACTCTTCGCCATCAGTCTGTAGCTGCTCAGTAATTGGTATCTCATACCCACACTTACAACGTAGCCCCATCATCTCTGCGCCACATACAGGGCATGGCTTAACCTTGGCTTCTTTCTTCTCCTTAGTTAATGACTTTTCGTTATACTTTTTCTCGCCATCATCTAACTCATCAGGCACTACCGCTTCAGCAAAACCCCACTTACGACAGTTACCAGCATGGTCTAAGTAGACAGCTCTATCTTTACCCTCTGCTGTACGCATGATGCGACCTGCTATCTGAACGTAGTTAGTCAGGTTGGTTGGCTTGCAATCTATAATGCATGAGGTAGTGGGCGAGTCGTAACCAGTGGATAGTAATTGACTGCACGACAGTATCTGGAACTCACCGTTATCGTGTGCATCGAACAACTCTTGTCGCATATCATCCTTCATGTATCCGTCAATGTGATACGCACTGACACCGTGAGAATTAAACAGCTCGACTAGGTATTTACTATGCTTAATACTAGGAGAAAATGCGATTGTTTGCATACCCTCAGCGTGTTTAAACCAATTCTTGACTATATCCCCAGATAACCTATCTTTCTCCTCTTCTGTGCGTCGAGAAAGCTCTTTTTGGTCATAGTCATACATGCCACCGGCTGTTTTTACTCTCTTAATACCCTTAGTGTCAATCTTAGCACCGCCATAGTAATCGACAGGCGTAAGATAACCCATATCAACTAGCTCTAATGGCGTAATTGGTACTATAAGGTCATTGTAGTATTTACCCATGCCACGACTGTAGGGTGTTGCCGATAAGCCTATAATTGGAATGTTAGTCCAACGTTCCATCTTGTCCATTAGCCACTTATACATGATGTGACACTCATCCACTAAGATAAGGTCAAAATCCATCTGACCTCGATTTCTCATTCGTGATAATGTCTGTACTGAGCATATCTGTATAGGTGCATTCCAGTTAGTTCTTATGTGCTGCCCTTGCATAACACCAACATGTAACCCTAGCTCATCAAACTTCTCCATAGCTTGCTGTACTAACTTGATACGGTCACATACAAATGCCACACGCTTACCTTTCTTAACTGCACTCATGGCGATAAATGCAGCCAATATTGTTTTACCGAATGAGCATGGCGCTGCTAACACCACACGGTTCATTCCCTTCTTAAGGCTATGACGAATCATGTCGATAGCCTTTTCTTGGTGAGGTCTAAGTTGCATGGTAACCCCTTATTCTTTTGTAATTCCAATATTGCCCTTAACAGGCACGATATTTCCTCTTATAGGCAGGTGAGTGTTGTCATGACTGAACAAAGTAACAGTGAACGTGCGAGCTGAACTATCTGTTATCTTTAAGTCAAATACCGCAAAATCACCAGAGCTTTCATTAGTCAGTGTTTGTCTCGCTACTTCAATATTAATTATTTGATGTAAAACTAAACCATTCATATTTTATCTCCCGTTGGTTGAGACTAAATAATAAAACAAAATTATGGATCAGAATAAATAACGTTTTGTAATATGCTTATAAGTTTATGATATATGAGGTAAGTTCTTTGATTGGGTGTAGGTTTTTGTATTGCAGGACGCCACAATCTGCCTTGTGGTTAAAACCTTCTTTATCTGTTTGACCATTCTTGTAGTAAGTGCATTTTTGCCAATATTCTTTCTTAGTAATAAACCCTAAATACTCTATTTCATTTTTCTTCTTATTGTAACTAGCAAATACATAAAGAAAGCAGTTCATATTTTTTTGAGAGGCGCCAACATGTGCATTGTAATTCATGCTTGCATCTACATTTCTATCTTTTGTTTTTATGTCAATAGTTACACCCTCAACAACAAAGTCATAGTCATATACTTTGTCACCAACATGACTATACTTTAGGCTATGACCTTTTAATCCAGCAATAAAGCATAGCTCTCCTATATTACCTACGTACTGCCCAGTTCCATTACTTAGTATGGTTGTTTTATTAAATGAATCATTAGAACATTTTTCTTTAGCTTCCAATAGAATTTCATTACTTACTTCCATATATTTCTCCAGACAATAAGGGGTCTATGATAGGCTGTTGGTCAACCTGTCGGTATGCTTTACTTTATATTTAACTACTGGCTAATCCTTTGCCTTTACCCATCGTTTACATGCTCAATCTGCATATTGGAGTAATTTCGTTTTCCCATCTCATCCAGTCATCAGCAAGTGATTTAACTAGGTGTCATCCTAGCAGTGGTATCACCATGTACCACCCTGTCTGGCTCATTAGAGCAAGTTGACCGTAACGCTGTTTATCCCGCCTATCAAAGGTCGGATGAGATTTCTTGCTTTCTTGAGCGGATGCACAATGAGACATCACAATTTAACTAGGCTCGACTAGCTCAACTGGTGCGATTTCGCTTGATAAATATGGGGTTGTCACGTAGAATTGTCTTATCGACAAGGTTTGGTAACGTACCTGTTATACTTATCAAACTGGATTGCCGTCCAGTCGATGAATTGAATATACTTTACTTTTGTAGTGGAGTAAAGAGAAAAGCCCACATATTGTTGGGCTTTTTTTGTGTCTGATGTATACTGGTTTTAGTGGGCGCATTTAATATGCAAGGATGCGTTCATGCTAGTAGATGTTAATTAAAGCCCCTTGATTGGGGCTTATTTATGCTTCGGTAGTTTTATTCATAATTCAATCTCCAGAGCTTTAACTTGCATCAATAAAAATTCTTCATATAGACTGTTTTCACCGTACTTTTTTATGATTGCTTTAATAGCTTCATCTGTATCACCCCAAAAACAACCTAGTTTGTGCATAACACAGTTAGCGTGTTTAACTGAATAGCATGTGCGCTTCTCTCCTTGTGGCGCTTGCCACTGCATTATTCCTATAGCACCGCTTAAATTAACACCGCTTAAATCAGCACCCCTTAAATTCGCACCATTTAAATTAGCGCCGCTTAAATCAGCACATCTTAAAATAGCATCTCTTAAATCAGTATATATTAAATTAGCATCTCTTAAATTAGCACTGCTTAAATCAGCGCCGTATAAATCAGCACCTCTTAAATCAGAAACGCTTAATTTAGCATATTTTAAATAAGCACCTTTTTTTATCTCGTAGCCATTAACTATCATAATTCAATCTTCCTTAATGTCGAAGCCAAGCTCACCATCTTCATGGGCTTGGTAAGCTGCACCAGCTAACATTTGATGAAAAGGCGTTCTTCCATCTTCATCTTCAAAGCAAATAACTTGTTTTATCGCTTTGACAGCATCAACGTTATCAGTAACTATCAAATGAGTATCATGTTCTATTGAGCGCTTTAAACCCTGAAAACCAATAGCAAAAACAAGCTGACCACCTTTGATTTGAAAAGTGGCGTTTTCGTTAAAAGATAGTTCTGCCTGTCGCTCAAGCTCGAAAACTTTGTCTTTTTCTTCTGATAGCCTTGCCGTTAACTCGCCAAACTGAATTCTTGCTTTATGACCTTGTGGTAAAGTCGCTAATATTTCAGCTAAGTCCATTTCTCGCATTGGTATATCTGATATTAAATTTCTCAATTTAGTTTTATCTTTCATAACTCAACCCCTTTTTCTGGCAAGCCCTTTCGCGGGCTAAACTCATCAGTACACAAGAATCGCCTCATATACATACTGCTATTAGTGATATTGACGTTTACCTGTCGTAGGTATGGAATCAACATGCCAGAGTTAACCTTAGTCTGCTTAATTGTCTTACCGTTAACGTAATAATCAATTATGCCACGTCTAACAGAGTCAATCATATTCAAACCATCCATGGCATTAACCACTTGCTCTAACGATAACGTGCCTTTCTTAAACTTGTAGTGGTTGTCACCTATCATAAGTAATGCTCCGTAATGAAGTCTTCCAGATTCTTAATCTGTTCTTTGGTTAGGGTTATTTGCTGCTCATTAAACTTAACTGAGTAAACCACGGCATAGTTATCAACGCGAGTTTCCGTACCGAACTCATGGTCAAAGCTATTATCTTCCACCACTTCCTCATACATAACATCAAGGTCAATGAACCCGAATGCCTCACAATCTAATGTAATTGTCTCATATACCATCTTAATTACTCCTTATCTAACTCAATGCTTCGTTTAATGCTTTGTATGGCTTCTTCTTTATCTTGGAACATATCTTTATGCCCACGTAGTCCACTGCATAACATTTTCTTAAGGGCATGTTGCATAGCTGGGCATCGCACATTAAATGCTTTAAGCACATCATACACATCTACACGCACACCTTTTATCGTGCGAACGTACTTGCTGTTATTATTAGCAAGATTCGCTTTTATTGTCTCTTCACACATCATTTCCAAATCTTCGTAATAGTTCATAGCACACCTTCCACTAAGAATTGTATAAATGCCAACGCTATAACAAACCATAGCGCAAAGTATAGGCTAATTAAAAAGTCGATTACCTTCTTTGTCTTACTCTTCATCTTTAATCTCCTTAAACTGAATATCGAACCCCATAGCGTTCATGCAAGCAATCAAGTTTAAATATGACGGTAAACCTTTACCGCTCATCCATTTCTGAATGTTGTTAATATGAATGCCAGATTTCTCACTTAGTTGAGCTTGCGTAAAACCACTTATATGGATCATCTTTCGCAATGCATTGGTCAAGTCATAGCTAGACATACCCTCAACCTCTTTGATGGCTTCTGGGGTATAAAAATACGGGTTTTTCTCACACATTAGCGTATCTTTCCTGTCCATCCTGACCCCTTAAGAGTGAAGTTTGACGCATAGAACACTTTTTCCAATTTGCCATCACATTTAGGGCAATCTTTAAGTGGTTCTTCGGTAATACGCTGAATAGTCTCGAACTGGTGTTCGCATTTATCGCATTTGTAATTGTATGTAGGCATTATTTATCCTTATTTCTTTCTTCTAAGATGGTTTCGTATAAAAAAATAATGTGAATGACTGACTCTGCCAAAAAATAGGCATCATCATATCTTTTTTCATTATTTGCTATTTCATACATGTGACCAAGATACTGTATTATCTCGTCATGCTCTTGTTTGCAGAAAATGTCAAAACGTTCCATATAACCCCCTTTTAGTAATGGTACAAAGGGGATTATACATAATTAGGTGGGTTGTGCAACAGAAATGTTTTATTAATATCCGATAAAGTCGATATAACCTTCTTCACCGTCTTCTCTTTTAGCTTTTATCAGCTTAAGTTGCTCACGGTAATGCTTGGCTATCTCTTTCTCTTCGTCTTTTGATATCTTCATCGGCTTATAAGCTCGCTCGGTCAGTAAATCAAGCAAGCCTTCACCTAATATCGATTTTACCCATTGAGAATGCTCTAATGGATGCTCACCAAGGTAGTTATGGCAGCCAGCGCACAAGCAGAAGCCATTATCTTTATGCCAGCGAGTGCTTCTACCTCTGCGACCATAAAAATGACTTAAATGACATGCCTGTGGGTTATGTCTGTTGTTTTTACCGCAATGCTGGCAATCGTAGTCATGCGCTTCACGCACACAGTCGGAAAATGCCTTGTCTGCTGGTGTTCTTTTGATGCCACCGAATGCCATAATTACCTCAAATGTTTCCGTCACGGATTTTAGCGAATTGGCTATCTTCTGGCACAGGTAAAGCTATGCCTTTATCAGTAGCCCAAGCAAGCATCTTCTCCATGTAGTTAAAGAACTCGCCTTTCTTCATTTTACTTGTTTCTGGGTAGAACACTATTTCTTTGTTTGCTACCACTTTTGTCTGACCGCCAATAAAATATAACTTCATCATATCTTTTGCATGATGCTGTTCCATATTGGTTACTTCGCCAGTATCAGGGTCAGTTAATCCAATACCGTTGTCATTACACCACTGCGCTATGACTCTGTACCACTTTTCAGCCAAGTCGTTCTGATTAAGACTTCTTACTGGCTGATACTTGCGCCATACTATTTCTACGCTGTGATTCCAGTTAAAGTTTTCTAACTCCGACTTAAGAGTATTAAGACGACTGTCAATATGTTGCTTAGAGTCAATCTTCAAGAACTTCATAGATAAACTCCATCTCATCAGCATCAAGTGCTATGCATATATTACGAATTACACTTAGTTTAGCGTCACTGCATTTATGCCAACGGTAAATCTGTTGACTAGCTATGTTTAACCGCCTAGCAAGCTCAGGGGCGCTAACCCCTGCAGCTAGTTGGTAACGCTTTAGTACGTGACCAAATTTCATTAAGACTCCTTAAAATGGCAAGTCGTCGTCTAGTTGGATTTCTTTGACGACCGCTTTAGGCGCGTCAACACGTTGCTCTTTAGGTGACAGGCTAATTGAGAGTACAGGCGCGTTAGGGTTGTCGCCACTCTTCTTAGCCCATGCCGAAATCCAATATTCCACATTATCCACCGTACCTGAACCTTTATAATCAGGATGTTTATCTGTCTTCTTATCATCGTTCTTCCAAATAGCTATACGGTTATTGTTATCATAATTGCTCATTTTTATCTCCTAGTTACCTTTAATATATGCAACACCAGTTTCATCTAGTGCATCTTTTACTTTTTCCCAATTTGGTCTGCCTCTACCTAATAGCCAGTTTTTAAGTACAAAAGGTGACACACCGCACATACATGCGTAAAACTCAAATCGGTCAGATTTATCATCACTATATTCAGAGTCAAGATAGTCATTATCTGCATCCATCCAACTCATTAGATAGTTTTTCATATCGTCTAAATTTTTCATATTTTTCTCCACTTATCAGCTTCTAAAGTAATTGTTTTGCAAGCTGCTTCGACTATGCCAGCAAGCTTGTTAATGTATTCCTCGTCACGCTTTACACGCACGATAAGAATTTCTAGCTCAGGGTGAAACGATACAAAATCCCACCACTCTCGCTCTGTTATCCAAAGGCAACCTTGTATCTGTGGGTAGTATTTCATATCCACTGTGCCTCGACGTAAGTTTGCGATATGGTTTTCAGCTTTAGGGCATTTTATCTCAATGCCACCGTCACATCCAACTAAACCATCTGGGCTACACCCTGCATCAAAGTCATCATGTAGCATTAAGCCCATTTCTTTGACTTCGACTTCACGGATAAACTCATACATGGCTTTTGCTTGTGGCTCTAAATCATTGCCACGTTGCATGTCATCGCTTTTGAATATTGCGGTACGTTCGCCAGTAAGCTTTTCTGCTACTAACTGATTAATGTAAGCATCAGCTTGCGTACTAGGCTTACCAGTAGGGCTTAAGAACTTAGCAAAGTTACTAGCAGTAGGTACGCCTAATCTAGCAGCTAACCACTCGTCCGTACCTTGCTCTACATCTACATGCCTACTCATTTCTTTCTGCCTAGTAGACCAATAGCTTTCTTAGCTTGAGCTTTAGTTAGCTCCTCAACATGGTTAACGTTAAAGGCTTTGCAAAACTTTTCTACATTAGATCCAGTTTCCTCGATAAGACGATTAATCTCATCAATGACATCTTTATCTATTGTCTCACTCATAACAGCAGGTAAATCTTCACCACTGTATATGTATAAGCCTAGACCCAACATACTCAATGCCTTTACGTAGCAACGTTGACGTGCCGTGTTAATGTGCATAGATGATGGATTAGATATTGGCTTATTACGAAAATCCAACACAGGCAAAAACATGTGCCGTGTAAGACTTTCTTCGCCTTCTGTTACTGTCACATAACAAGTCACCATCATAGTGCCATCAGGATATGTGGTTTCCTCAAACGTATGCGATGAGTTAGGAAAGTTAGACATCATTATGGAATGCGCCCAACTCCAAGACAGATACGTGAACTGCCCTTTCTTTTCAGTGTGGTCACTAACGTCTATTACAGACAAAGTATCCCACAGTTTCTTTGCTAACATATACTTCTCCTCGGTTGTTGCAAGTTCAATTCTACATAAATGTTTTACTATTGCAACAAAAAAGTATTGATTTCCTACATTATTGTAGTAGTATAAAAATTGTACAACTAATGAGGTGACTTATGAATAGATACGACATGCGAATACACAAAGCTATAAACCGTAAAGAGCGACAATACAAAAGCATCAATAATAACGGTTACAATTCGATTAAAAGTGAGCTAGAGTATCGGCTATCAGAAGCATTGGCAGACCTTGAGATATACGAGCCACACAGGGCTGAGATGCATATAAAATTACTGGAGCGGTAATGGATCGTAATAAGATGATTGAAGATAAGCTAGAGAACATAATGGAAGAACTAGCTTTTATCAGTGAGAAGTGTGGCGAATCCAATAATTTCGTATATCTAGAAAATATCGAGTTCGCCTTTCAGCACCTTGACTTAGCTTTATTTAAGGCTAAGACACTAAGTGAAGCACCGACACTACAATAACATCTTAGCCGATATCGTAGCTCTAGCAACTTCCCCATAATCACAATGGTAGGTGATGACTTTCGCGTCTCTGCCACTCATCCAACCACCTCTTGAGGCATACGCATCACTAGCGGCTAAGGTTCTGTGCTGCTCTACGACCATTAGGTTCGTTTCCTTGACGTCAATCGAGTGTAGATGACCCATGTGGGCGTAGGAATGCTCAGTGCGACCAAACACCTCTCTAAACTTAGATGCGAATACGGTATCTATGTTGCCTACCTTACGCTTATGACCATGATGGAAGAATAGACTAACGTTACCATGCTCGACACAGTAGTAAGTGTCTGCCGAATTATCTACAGTCACTCTTGGCTCTATCTCGTACATCGATGCGAATAACTCACGTAGCCACGCTTCACTTGCTTGGTCATGGTTGGCATCACACATTAAGATATGGACGTACTCATACTTATCTAGTAGCAAACTTATAACATGGCGTAATACTCTTATAGCCACACGAATTAACTTCTGGAATCTAGTGTCAGCGTCAAGAACGTGCTTAGATGCAGGTGTAACAGCGTCAAATCCATCCCAGTGCAAGAAGTCGCCTATGTTAGCTAAAACGGCTGTGCTTGCGTCTGGTGACGATTTAATGGCTGATTGAAACCAATTAACGAGCATGTCTTCTGCTATCTGTAAATCCCAGTCATCGCCAGTCTCTTCACCCCATGCCATCATGCCTAGATGGTAATCTGTAATGACATAGACATTCATGAGCTGCTCTATGTAGTTTCCGTAGGGTTGCTCTTTAGGTTGCACTGGTACAATCTCTGACTTCATAGCCTCTACTACTTCTCGCAGTGAGTCCGCAATGGCTTGCGCTTTACGATCTGTTTTTTCCCAAGTCAGCTTGATGTTACCGTCTTCATCGTAAAGTCGTGACTGACCTTTGATGATATAGCCATCTGGTTGTTTCTGAGCTTCTATTGGGTTGACGAATCGTCTTTTGCAGGAAGTGCATCTGTAGCGTTGCTTGCCAGTGTTTTTGTCGAACCCTTTCTTTATGTAAGACTCAGAGTGACAGTGTGGGCATAGTAGCATTTTATATCCTTGTCCTGAAAAATCAGGATGTTACAAGTAAGTGCCTACTATAGCTCAAATTATGAACAAAAAAAAGCCCCACGGTTAGGTGAGGCTTCAAGGGGTCGGGAGTGTGTATATGAGAACACAACCGTAGTATACATAAATTTATACTACTTGGTAACTTTTTTTACTTTTTCGAATGTACGTAGCCCGCCCAATCCTAGCATACCCATTAACACGGTCATTAGTGAACTCATGTCAAAGGTTGGTAGCTCTACTGGTTGACCAGTTGCATTTAATACGAATATAAGTAGAGGCTGGATTACAAAGTGATAAGATAATGCTACACCGCAAGTCCAGCCGATAAACGGTCGCCAGCCACTGACGAAAGTGGATTTATGCTTGGCTTCTTCCTTGTTAACTGCAATCTGAGCCATTACTGACTCATGCGCTTGCTTCTCGGCTAACGTAGATATCTCATGCGCTAACTTAGCCTTTTCGTCGGCATCTGGGATAAACTTGTCTAGTAGACCAGTTACGGCAGGTACGAGTAAGTTTAACATTAGTACGTCCAAACAACAGGAGTGGTTTCCCTGAAGTCCAAATGGATAAAGTTTTTATCTACGCCAATACCATTAGCGCCAACGAGTAAACCAGTAGTTATTAGTTCGTGTCTCTCGACGCCACTAGCTACATAGATATCAAAGGCAATACCTTGGTTATGTGTGCCAGCTTTAGACTTTCTGGCTTCTACTGGGTGATTACTGCAACGATAAGACGAGGTAATAGTAAGAGGTCTGTCGACCATATCACGAACAGCTTGTAGCTTATCTAAAGCCCACTGCTGAACTCCATCGCTACCACAGCATGAGCATTGTAGCTCTTCTGCTGAGAAATTCTTACTTGATGCGCTCATTTCAACATTCCTACACCAAAAGACACAAAGGCAGCTACAGCTACCCACATTACTCGCTCAATCCACATCTGAGATGCTAGTTTTGTCTCGTTAGACCTAATGCGCTCTTCATGGTCGTCAATGCGACTATTTAAACGGAAAACATTATCTTGAGTAGATGAGTGACGCTCTTCAAGACGAGCTAAAGTGTGTAAAGCCTCATTGATGCCTTTAAGTGAATCTTTCATCTCGCTAATATCTTCAGCCATGGCATCTTGACGAGCTTTCATATAATTGTATTCATCAGGCATGTTATAAATCTTTAAACTCAATGGCTATCTTTACTGCCAATATTAACACAAATAGGCATATCAAATACAGTACAATCATGTTAATGGGTTACTCAATGCGTCCATACCGTTCCACAAATCGTCTATCTCGCGCTTAATCCGTTTCATGTCATCATCGTATTGCTTCAACTTGTCTAACTGCACTTGAGTCTTTATAGACTGCTCTGATGCAGTCTTCTCAATCTCTGCAATCTTATCACGCATGTCTAGTAGCTCTGACTGGCGTTTCATAATCTGTTCAAGGTTAGTGCCTAGCGTGGCTAGTTTTCCCTGTAGTCCTGATACGTCATTGTCAGCTAATTGCTGTTGCACTACATCGATTGTATTCTTGTATGAGTTTAGCTGTGTGTCTACCATGCCTTTAAGGTCATCGAATTGAGCTTGTATATCTGTCGATACTTGCATGGCGTCTTGCACTGTTTGCTCTTGTGTAGCCAGACGATTAAAGAACTCTGATGCAGTCCATATACCACCGCCAATAGTAGATGCAAATGATATTAGAATGGCTATCCATACACCCTTTATCTTAGTGCCACCAACATCTAACTCTAAGTTATCCATTACTCAACACACGCCTCTTGGTCGGCTGAGAAAAAGCACTGATTACCAGTGGGAGACGTCTGATAGAATGTTGACTCTCCACCTAAAGCTAAAACTTCCTCTGCTGACTTAATATAGCCTGATACATCCAAAGACACACCGCCAGCATTCAGGTCTACGGTGAAGTTACCTTGTGAGTAGAATGCTTCTTCAGCAAAATAGAATGATTGTCCTAATTCGTCAGCTTGTGCCTGTGCTGATTCGACTAACGTTGCATCTGCAGCAATAGCCATGAAAGAGGCTGCCGTTTGAGCTGACTCTTGCACCATGTCTAATGAGTCGTTATAAGAGTCTACTTGCTCGGTAGTGATGTTTAATTCATTGTTAGATATGTATGTCTGCACTTCCACAGCTTGCTCAGGGGTTTCCACACTAGACGCCATGTCATTTACTTGCACTGCCATGACTAGCTGACTAGCGGCAGATACATAGTTATCTACAGCCAAACTTAGATTATCCATCGCTTCTTGTGATTGAGTATCAAAGTACTCTTGAGCTGTCATGGTGGTATTAGCTGTGGATACAGCCATCAAAGAGTCGTTATATGCTGTTGCTTGGTCGTAGGATAGGTGAGCGCTAGTAGCCATATCTGGAGATATACCGCCTAACTGAGCATAGTCAATCTGACCTGCTACGGCACGGATACCCAAGTCAAATGTCTGTCTTATACTGCCAGACGTCTGTATTAAATTATCAATCTCTGATGCTTGTGCGAAAGCGCTCAGAAATAGTAAGGGTAGATACTTCTTCATTCTGCACCTCGTCACCAATTCCTAAGACACTATTATAATACATTTCGCTCATTAAGTAATCAGGTATATAAACTTCTGGGTTTCTTCGCATCACCAAATAAGCGTTACGCCCTACCACTAACTTACTGTTGACCATTAATGGGCAAGGTGTGCCAGCTTTGAACATAGCTAACCAAACTTCAGACTTTTGACACATTAAAGCGACTGATGCAACTGACATCCCTAGCTCACGTAGAGTTTTGGCGTCCTTTCTGCGGTTACATTCTAAGTCTTGATAGTATTTACCTAAACTTAAACCGAATACAGCTAGTTGTAGTCCACCAGACTGTGAGCGTAAGCAAGAGTCATTACCGCTAGACATTAGTGATGGGCTTATAGCAGAGGTCACAGGCATACCACTAGCTCCAGCGCCATTATAGGTTTTTGAGTTAGTCGTATTATTACTGTTCACGGTAGAGTCTTGCGTATT